CAACAACGACAGCATCCCAACTCGCTTGGATGTGCTCTACGGTTGGGCGCCTCTGTACCCCGAATTGGCCTGCCGCGTTGCAGCCTAATTGACAATGGGGGCTAATCACCCCCGTCATTAAACTTTTTTTAAGGAAATTCAAAATGGCTAATCCAGGACCAGCATCCACCCAAACCCCTAACTACCTGTTAAATGGTAATGCCAGCGATGGTATTGCTTTGGGCATCGCCACAGGTGAAATGGGCTTCTATGGCAAAACTCCTATTGTTCAACCTGGCGCAATCACAGCATTGACCGCAGGCCCAACAACTGCCGAGTTCGTTGCCGCTACTAACTCAATCATTACCGCTTTGAAAAACCTCGGTTTGACAGCGTAATTTTTAGCAGTTGCCTTTGCGCCCTCTGAGTAAAATCGGGGGGCGTTTTCTTTTTGTGAAGGAAAAAGAATGAAACACATAATGATTGCCATTCCCGCATATACGGGCGTGGTTCACATGGGAACTATGCGTTCCCTGTTAAACGACACTTTGGAATTGGTCAAAAGGGGCGACCGATACACCTTGGTTGACGATATTGGAAATGCCCTCATAGCTGACAGCCGAGGCGTGATTGCCACTCGATTTTGGGAATCCGACTGCGATGACCTGATTTTTGTGGACTCGGATGTGACTTGGCAGGCTGGTGCGCTGCTTAAATTGGTAGATGCGCCTGTTGATTTGGTGGCGGGTGTTTATCCTGCTAGGCGTGACCCAATTAGCTATCCGCTTCACTATTTGGAAAAGGAAGAACTTTGGGCTGACCCTGAGACAATGCTTTTGGAAGTCAAGTCTGTGGCCACGGGGTTTATGAAGATCAGCCGAAATTGCATCGCCAAGATGATTGAGGCTTATCCCGAAAAACATTACTACACCGCAGAACGCGACCAACAGTTTTATCCCTTGTTTGACCATGTGTTTGAAGATGGATATAAATGGGGGGAGGATTACAGTTTCTGTATCCGCTGGCGAAATATCGGGGGGCAAGTTTGGATTGACCCTGAGATTGCAATGGGTCATATCGGATATAAAATCTTCCAAGGGCATCTAGGAAATTACCTCAGAAATAGGTAAAATTTGCCCATTCTTTGCAAAGGAAAAATATGTCAACTCCTTTTCGCGTAGTGGGCCCAACCGTAGCGGTTTCGGCTGGCGCTACCGCCACAACTGAGCGTCTGGTAAACAACAACCCCAACATTCAATGTAACTTTGTGTCGCTGATTAACACAGGCGCAACAAGCGTTGCTGTGAAGTTTGGCCCTACTGGTGTTGATGCACCTGTTTTGCCTGTAAGCGGCACAAATACTGGTGACTTTGTGTTGCCACCTTCGATGAATGATGCGATTATGTTTGCCGTTCCAACCACTCCAACTTATGTGCGAATGATTGGCTCTGCTGCTGGCCCTTCAATCGTTTACGTTACCCCCATCGCGTTTTAAGGGGGCTTCATGGCTGACCCCGCCGAATCAGAAAACCAAAACCTACTGCCTGTTCAGGCGTATTTTTCGGTTGATGGGACATTTCAAACCTTCATTGGTCAGGGTCAGCCGTTTTACGCGACTGTTAACCCGTCACAATCGGGTTTGAACATCACAAACAGCACGATTAACTCAACGACAATCGGTGCTGTCACTCCCTCTACTGGGGTTTTCACCAATGTCGCAACGACAACGGGAACAATCTCCACAGCGCCCACCTCAAACACCGATATTGTTAACAAGCTGTATGTGGATTCAATTGCCCAAGGTTTAAGCCCAAAGCAAGCGGTTAAATGCGCCACGACAGTAAACATCACGTTGTCAGGACTCCAGACGATTGACACCTACACCACATTGGCTGGTGACCGTGTTTTGGTAAAGAATCAATCAACATCGTCAGAAAACGGCATTTATATCGCCGCTTCAGGCGCGTGGACTCGATCAGCCGACATGAATGTGTGGTCAGAAGTGCCAGGCGCTTACACCGTCATTTTGAACGGCTCACAAGCCCAAACTGGTTGGGTTTGTACTGCTTCTGATACTGGAACAATCGGCGTTACCGCGATGCCTTGGGTTCAGTTCTCAGGCTCTGCTACTTACTACGCTGGCACAGGTCTTTCCCTTGCGGCCAACACTTTTAGCATTACGAATACTGGCGTAACAGCGGCATCGTATGGGTCGGCCTCTAAGACTCTGACCGCAACTGTCAACGCCCAAGGCCAATTAACGGCACTTTCTGCTTCTGATATTGCCATCGCTGGCACTCAGATCACAAGCGGGTTAGTTAGCCCAACCTACGGCGGCACAGGGGTCAACAATGGCTCTAACACGCTGACTTGGAACGCAAGTTATACCCTCAACCAATCGGTTGCGTCTGGCGCTTCGCCTTCGTTTGTGGGTGCTAACTTTTCGTCAATCCCAAATTCTGCGCTGACAAACAGTTCTATTACTGTCAACGGTTCGACCATTGCATTAGGCGGTTCAGCCACCATCACGGCGGCTAATCCTTTTGCGTTGACTTTGGGAACTGGTCTGTCGGGAACTTCCTACAACGGTTCAGCGGCGGTAACTGCGGCGATTGCCAACACAGGGGTTACGGCGGCTTCTTACACAATTCTGAACGCCACAGTTAATGCTCAAGGTCAACTGACTGCGGCATCAAGCGCGGCGACAACAGGCTCGGGTAATGTGGTTTTGGCCAATGGCCCAAGCATTTCAGCCCCCACAATTGATGGCGCAAATCCTTACATCCAATTTTCGGATGGTACGGCTGTGGCTTTGGCTGCGGGTCGTATGTGGTACAACGGCACAACAGGAAGCCTGAACTTTGGCATGGGTGGTGGCAACATCACTCAGCAAGTTGGTGAAGAAATCTTTGTATATGGCAAGGCATCAGCGGCCATTACAGAGGGTCAATTGGTGATGAAAACTGGCGTGGTTGGCGCTTCTGGCGTTATCACATTCGCCCCAACATCAGCCAATATTACTGATGACAATGTCATTGTCGGTATTGCCACAGAAAACATTGCTCTGAACGGTTTTGGTCGGGTTACGGCATTTGGCGTGGTTCATGGAATAAACACCTCTGCTTTTACTGACGGGGCAACGCTTTGGTACGACCCAACATCTAGCACAGGCGGGATGACAGCGACAAAGCCTTCAGCGCCCAACGCAAAGTGTGAAGTTGGTATTGTTATCAACGCTGGTTCTGGCGGGTCTGGCTCAATTCAAGTTGAGATTATTCACGGCACAAAATTGGGTGGTAGCGACTCAAATGTTGGCTTTGGCACTTTGGCTAATGGCGATTTGATTCAATACAGCACAAGTCTGGGGTATTGGACTAATGTGGCCACAAGCACAGTTTCTGTTGGAACTGCGACCAATTTGGCTGGTGGTGGCGCGGGATATGTCCCATACCAATCAGCTTCTGGAACAACTGCGTTTGTTTCTGCGGGAACTTCTGGCCAGGTCTTAACCTCAAACGGCTCAAGCGCACCCACTTGGACAACCCCAACCGCTTACGCCACAGTTACTGACGACACAACCACAAATGCCACCCGTTATCCGCTGTTTGCGGCCACCACAGCGGGCAATTTGACGACAGAGTATGTCAGCAGTACCAAGTACCAATTTAACCCCTCTACGGGCGTTTTAACGGCTACGCAGTTTAGCGGGTCTGGTGCTGGTCTGACCTCAATCCCCAATTCAGCGCTGACCAACTCAAGCATCACAATTGGCTCAACCGCCATCAGCTTGGGGGCGACTGCTACGACTATTGCGGGGCTGACTTCTGTCACATCAACCACTTTTGTGGGCGCTTTGTCTGGTAATGCTTCAACCGCAACGACTGCGACAACCGCAACAAACGCAACCAACACGGCGATTACTGATGACACGACTACAAACGCCACGGTTTACCCGACATTTGTAAGCAACACCACGGGTAATTTGCCACAAATAGTTTCGTCAACAAAGCTAAAATTCAACCCATCAACGGGGGCTTTGACAGTCAACCAGTTAATCATCGCACCATAAGGAAGAATCATGGGCAATTTAGTATTTCAAGCAACACTAGGCGGTCAAGTTAACTTGGTCGGCCCTAACACCGCATCCACTTTTAACCTGAACGTTCCTGCGGTTGCGGGTACTTTGGTGACTACTGGCGACACAGGAACTGTCACCAATACCATGTTGGCTTCTAGCGCCTACACCGCGCCTGGCACGATTGGTAGCGGAACTCCTAATACTGGTGCGTTTACTACCCTATCGGCAAGCGGCGTGGCATCGTTTGCGGCTGGTTCTGCCGCAGCGCCAGCACTTACTAGAACAGGCGATACAAACACAGGTATCTTCTTCCCTGCTGCTGACACTATTGCCTTTGCTGAAGGTGGTGTTGAGGCTATGCGTCTTGATAGCTCTGGCAACATGGGTTTAGGTGTTACGCCTAGTGCGACTTCTGTCGCTAATGTAATGATGCAAATGAAAGGCGGCGCTGTTTACAGCAGCAAC